TTTTGACCATAAGAACTGGGATGTGAATCTCCCTGGTGCTTTCATTTATACGCTTAATGCATATGGTGAATGGTACTATGGAGAGGCATATTCAGATGCCCATAGAACTTTTGTGGACATGATGGCGAATAGCTTACACGTTATCAATGACGAGCCCCAGCATTGTGAAGATGAGGAACGTGACACCTCTGAGCCTGGTGAGGCTAGAGTTGTGCGTTGGAGGGGACGTATGAATAGTGGTAGTTTCATAACTGCATTGCTTAACAGCTTTTGTAACAACGATTCTACGCACTATGTATGTGCCCGACAAATTTTGAAGAAGGAAGGGAAGCCTTATTATACTGCTGGCAGTATAAACTGGGAGACCTGGATGACTTCATTAGTTAATGTGACTTATGGGGATGATATAGTTGGAGGTACTAGTTTAGACATCACGCCCGTAGAAATACAGGAAGGTTTTGCTGAATTGGGCATGACAATTACTGATCCTACGAAGAAGCCTTTTGGGGCTAACTTCAAAACAGATGTCACTCAGTTGGAGTTTCTGAAGAGAACAATCTATAATGATAGGGGTATTTATTATGGAGAATTAGCTGAAACAACAACTACCGAAATTCCCTATTGGTTTGAAGGGAAAATCGATCATGCACGTCTTACAGATGCTTGTGATGATATGCTTAGGGAGCTAGGCAATTCACGACGAGAACTGTGGGATAAATGGATAGGTAAAATCCAGCCCGTCATGGAAAAGCACGGGATAACGAGCACCCTCTTTGTTTACGAGGAAGCTCGAGCAGCAGCGGGAGTTGCTGATAATTACCATTTGTAAACACATTCCTGCCAATATGGAGACAACCAATACAGCAACGAATGTGTGGGTGGCACCGAGTCTTTCTGACAGCTTTGAAGCGAGGAAGATCCACCACAGGGAACTTGAGCCCCGTACGAACTCTCAAGTAAATTGTTACGACTGTCAGGCCGACAAAGAGGAGACTAGTTGTGACCCTAGAGTTACTACATGCTTTGATGATGACAAGAAAGCTATAGTAACTGAGTACAAAGAGACACCTAAGGTTGACGATGTGCGTGATGAGTTCACTGCTATCAAAGACTTTATGGCTAAACCTTATTTGCTTAGTGTTTACACATGGAGCACAGGGGGTGCTGCTAATGCTACTATCCTTGCAGGTACTAGTATAGCAGGACTTCTTTCCAGTAATACATACTGGGCTAATAAGATTCAAGGCTTTAATTTGGTTCGGGGAGATTTTTGCCTGAAAGTTGTGCTTAACAGCACTCCTTTTCAAGCTGGAGCTCTGAGAGTCCACTTTTTGCCTTACTCTGGAGGTGCTGAGTTTGCTGGAATGCACAATGCAAACTTGGCTGCCAAGAC